CGGGCGAGGGAGATTCCTGAATGATCGTTAGAGCCAGCGTACCGATCAGCCCCTGCGAGGCGCTGATTCAAGCCAAACAACAGATGCTGCTGCTGGCATCCGGCCAGGCGGTCGTCAGCGTGGACACACCTCAACTCGGGCGTGTCGAATACAGCCCCGGAAAGATCGCCGACCTGCAGCGTATCATCGACGGGCTGGCCGCCGAGTGTGCTGCACTGACGGGCACCACGACGGGCGCGGGAATGCGGCGGCGGCCCATCAACATCGAGGCGTGCCCATGAGTACAGAGCGATTACCCGCCGGGTCGGGACGACCGAACGGCATCGGGCTACAACCAACGGACCCGACTCCCCGGGCAGCCGCTTTGCCACCGTGGAAGGCTATTCGCGCCGCCCTGGCGCGCTTCCGGGGGCAGCCGCAGGCCCAGGACACCCCCGCCTCGGTGCCGGGCGTGCAATACGGCTACCGCGATTCGTCTTACGCCGGGGCATCGCGCGTGCGGAAGCAGATGTCGAACTGGCAGCCCGTTCGCGCCCCCGCCGACGCCGATCTACTCCCGGACCAGGATCTACTGGTCGCCCGGTCGCGCGATCTCGACCGCAATAACGGCATCGCGGCGGGTGCTTTCCAGACCCTGCAGGACAACACGGTCGGCATCGGCCTGCGCCTTTCCTCGTGGCCCGATTACCGGGCGCTCGGGCGCGATATCCATTGGGCCGAGGAGTGGAGCCGCAACGTCGAAAGCCTCTGGCGCGCGTGGAGCGAATCCTGCGCCTGCGATGCTTCCGGGCGGCAGAACTTCGCATCGCTCACGCAACTTGTCTTCCGATCCACCCTGCAGAATGGCGAGGCGCTGGCGCTGCCGCTGTGGCTGGAGCGGCCCGATAGCCAGTTCCGCACGTGCCTGCAGCTGGTCGACACGGACCGATTAGACAATCCCGACACCGCGATTCCTACTCCCCGGCTGCGCGGCGGCGTGGAAACCGATGCGTTCGGTCGTCCTCTCGCCTATCACATCCGTAGGGTCGACACCTGGATGGGGATGCTATTCCCGGGCTTCGGATCCTCGCAATTCGAGCGCATCCCCGCCGAGACGCCCTGGGGCCGCAAGCGGGTGCTTCACTGCATGGCCCAGGAGCGGGTCGATCAAACGCGCGGCAAGCCGCTGCTGGCTCCGGTGATGGAGCAGTTCCGAATGCTGGATAGCTACCAGCGCACGGAGTTGCAATCGTCCATCGTCAATTCCCTGGTGGCTGGCGTGATTGAGACGCCCCTCGACCCGGCGGGCATTGCCGAGATGATGGGCGGCGATGCGAATAAGTACCTCGCCACCAAGGGGGAATACCGGATTCAATTGGAAGGCGGAACCTTCATCCCGTTGTACCCGGGCGACAAGATGACGCCCTTTACCCCGGCGCGGCCCGCCCCGCAGTTTTCCAACTTCGTCGAGGCCGTGGTGCGGCAGATCGGCACCGCGCTTGGAATGCCCTACGAGTTGATGCTGAAGGATTTTTCGAAGACGAACTACTCCTCGGCGCGTGCCTCGCTGCTGGAGGCGTGGCGCTTCTTCATCAATCGCCGCGTGTGGCTGGCGACGTATTGGGCGGCCCCGGTGTTTCGCCTATGGCTGGAGGAGGCGGTCAACGCGGGCCTCATCGAAGCACCGAACTACTACCAAAACATCGCCTACTATTCCCGCGCGAAGTGGATCGGGCCGGGCCGGGGCTGGATCGACCCGGTGAAGGAGGCCACGGCCTCGCAGATGCGCATGACCAGCATGATCTCGACTCTTGAGATGGAATGCGCCGAGCAGGGCCTCGATTGGAATGACGTAATTGAACAGCGGGCGCTGGAGATCGCGCGCCTCAAGCAGTTGGACCTGTACGTGGACCCGGCGGCTGCCGCCACCCCGCAGGCCGGGCCGCAGAGTCAGCCCGCGCAGGAGGACCCGCCGGAAGAACCCGTCCCGGCAAAGGAGCCCAAAGCCGCATGAGAACCCGATCCCTGCTGCACATTCTGGCCGAGATTCAGGAGCGCCCCTGGGCGATCACCCAGGCCGCCATGGAGACGATTCTCGGCATCGTCGAGCGCGCCCCGGTGGACGTCGAGGCCGTGGCCGCGCGCATCGGCAAACCGCTGGAAAATACCGGAGGCCGCGTCGAGATGCATGGCAGCGTAGCGGTCCTGGGCGTCGAGGGGCCGCTGTTCCGTTACGCCAGCATCTTCACCGAGATCAGCGGCGCGAGTTCGATTGAAAACCTCTCGCGCGACTTCCGGGCGGCGGTCGACAACCCCAACGTCGCGCAGATCGTCCTCAACGTGAATTCGCCCGGCGGGCAGGTAGACGGCATCAACGAGTTCGCCGACCAGATCCGCGCCGGGGCAGCCAAGAAGCCCGTCATCGCGTACGTCGATGGCCTCGCGGCCTCGGGTGGCTACTGGCTGGCGGCGGCGGCCTCGCGGATCGTCGCCAACGAAAGCGCCTTCCTCGGGTCCATCGGGGTGGTGGTGAGCGTCACCGATAACCGGGACGCGCAGGAGCGCCAGGGCATTAGGCGGCATGAGATCGTCTCTAGCCAATCGCCGCTGAAGCGTACCGACATCCGCACCGACGAAGGCCGCGCGCAGCTTTCCGCGATTGCCGATTCCCTGGCCGACCTCTTCATCGGGCGCGTGGCGCAATTCCGCGGAACGACCGCCGACCGCGTCATCAGCGATTTTGGGCGCGGCGCGATTCTGCCGGCACGGCAGTCCATCGCCGCCGGGATGGCCGATTCGCTCGGCAGCTTCGAACCTCTCATTGCTGGACTCGCCGCCGAACGGGCCGCGCGTCCGATTCCTTTTCCGTTCAGTGCGGCGGCACCCGCCGCCAGCTTGTCCCAGGAGGCACCTATGCCCGATCCACAACGAACCGACCCGCCCGCGCCCGCCGCACCCCCGGCTGCAACAGCGGCTCCGACCCCAACCCCCGCGCCCGCGCCTGCGGTCGCCAACCCGGCCCCGGTAGATCCGGTCGCCGCCGACCGCCAGCGGATCACGGCGATTCTAAATTGCGAGGAGGCTCAAGGCCGCGAGAATCTGGCGCGCACCCTGGCCCTCGAAACCCATCACGACGTCGATACCGTCAAGCGGATTCTCAAGACCGCCCCGGCGGCGGCGGCGGCCCCGGCCCCGGCAGCCAACGCACTCGAAGCTGAGATGGCGCGGCTGAAGAATCCAACCGTGGGCCTGGGCACCGCCGACCAGGATACGCCTGCGGCGGAAGCCGAGCGCGTCCTGGCGTTCGTCAGTCCCGCCCGGCGCTTCAAGGCCAGCTAAATCAAAAGGGAAAAAGGAGCTTTAATCAATGCCAACTTATAGTCCGATTGGACAAGCCAGCTTTTCCACCGTCACCCCGACCGCATATAACCCGCTACTCAGCGACGGGGATGACGTCGTTAGCCGCACCGGGACCGTAGCCTCTGGCATCGGCATCCTGAAGCGCGGCACCATCGTAAACGTCGTCCCCGCCACCGGGGTAATCACGCTGCCCGTTCTCGCCACCGATTGCAACGGCATTCTGGTCGATGACGTAGACGCGACCTCCGCCACCGTTCCAGCGGGTGTCTACCTGAGCGGCAAATTCAAGGCCGACGCAATCACGTGGCCCGCCCTCGGCCATGCGGCCGTGTCCGATGCCTTGCGCGATTTCGGCATCCTCATCGAGAGCGTCGTCTTCACCGATGGCATTACGGTTAAATCCGTTCCGACCGAGGCGCAGGCACAAGGCGCGCAGGCCGTGGTGGAGTTCAACCGTGAAGGCGGGGCCGCGAGGGGTGCGAAGGCACCGGAACCGCCGCCCGAAGGCATCGACCATCCTCTCGCCTACCTTACAGCCGATGAGCGGGAAAAGAATCCCGAACTCGCCGACGTGCCAAGCGCGATAGAGATCGCTGGAGAAATTCCCGATGTTCCCCCCGTGACGATTAGCCCGGCCAGCGGGGCTGTTCCGGCGGAAGGCGGAAATGGCAGCATCGCGGTCACGGTCACCGGGCCGGGGGCCAGCGGCACCTGGACGGTCGATAAGGATTCGACCGCAACGTGGCTCACCTTCACGCCGACCGGACCCCAAACGGGCAGCGGTACGGTCACCTATACGGCGGCGGCCAACACTGGCGCGGCCCGTACTGCCCACTTCTACATCAACGGGAAGACCTTCACGCTCGATCAGAGCGGCGCTGCGGGCCGCAGCAAGAAGGCCGAGTAACGAAGCGCCGCCGCGCGGCTGATGGCGACCAGCCGTGGGGCGGCATAACCGCAACCTTTACGATTCGAGGAGCTTACGACAATGGCAGATCTTTTTTCGACCGATGTACTGAATGCGGTAGTCGCCAGCCTGCTTGGCAGCTCGCAATTCCTACTCGACCGATACTTCCCAAACACACAGACGGAAGTGTCCGAAGAGATTCACTTCGACACCCTGGACGGCAAGCGGCGCGTGGCGCCTTTCGTTTCGCCTCTCGTTGAGGGGCAAATCGTGGCCTCCCTGGGCTACAAAACGTCGACCCTGAAACCCGCCTACATCAAGGACAAGCGGGTCTTCGATATGAATCGCCCCCTGAAGCGGTGGGCGGGCGAACGCATCGGCGGGTCGATGTCTCCGGGGGACCGCCTGCGCGCGATGGTCGCCCGGGACATGCAGGACCAGATCGATATGATCAACCGCCGCCTGGAAGTGATGGCGGGTGAGGTGCTGGCGACCGGAAAGTCCACGATCTCCGGTGACAAGTACCCAACCGTCGTAATCGACTTCGGGCGCGCGGCCGGAAACACCATCGTTGCCAACCCGTTGTGGAGCGTCACCACCACGAACCCGCTGGATAATCTCCAGGATTGGTCGCAAACCATCCTGCAGCAGACGGGCACGATGGCGACTGACGTCGTGATGTCGGTCCCGGTGTGGAAGGTCTTCCGGGCCAACCCCCAGGTCAACGACCGCCTCAACCTGCAGCGCAAAGTGACCGGAGAGCCCACCATGGGCCAGCCCGCACAGATCGAGGAAGGCGGGATCTTCATGGGGAACGTGGATGGCTTCAACATCTACGTCTATTCCGGCTGGTACGTCGATCCTGCCGATGGCGTGGAAAAAGCCATTCTGCCGGCGGATTCGATCATCATGTGCTCGCCCGCGCTGGAAGGCGTCCGTGCCTACGGCGCGATCCGCGACGAGCAGGCCGGGCTGCAGGCGCTGCCGTACTTCGTGAAGTCCTGGATCGAAGAGGATCCGAGCGTGCGCTTCATCATGCTGCAGAGCGCGCCGCTCGTGGTGCCCTATCGGCCCAACGCCAGCTTCAAGGTGAAGGTCATCTAGCGATTCCCCGCGCGCATTTTCCGGTGGCGCGAGTCGCCAACCTTTCGCCTGCCGGAAAATGCGCCGCGAGGGATGGGATCTTACGATGGCATCCAATCCATTTATCGACGTCCACGTGCCGCTGCAACTGTGGCCCGCCCTCATCGCCACCTTTGGGCGTGAGGTCGATTACTGGCTGGATAACGACCCGCTCACCAGCCAGCCGCTGGTTGTGATTTGGGTGGAGGGGGCCGCCGACGAGCAGGTGTCGCCGGGCCGCTACTCCCACGTAAAGATTCGCAATTCGGATTTGCCACGCCAGCCCATGAAGGGCGACGTCGTGGTGAAGGATGGCGTTGAGTACGACGTGGTCAATGTGGACGCCTATGCGACCGGATGCTGCAGCGTGATCCTGCACGACCGAACCGAGGAGTTTCGAAGGCGATGAGCGTCAAGATCCAAGTGAAGAAGACCGGGCGGGTTCGCCCGCCGATGCTGGATGATCCACAACTGAAAGCCATCGGCGATATCATGGTCCGGGAGCAGAAGCAGCGTTGGGATGACGGCGTAACCGCGGATGGCATCCACGGCAAGAAGCTCTCGCGCCGCTACTTCTTCATCAAGCGCAAATTCACCAAACAGGTCGCCCCGATTCGGGATATGAAGATGACCGGAGCCACGGTCGCCAACTTCTCCCTGCGCCGGGCGTCGCGCGGCATGATCCGGGCCGAGAACACCACGCGCGAAACACGTAAGCGCGCCACCACGGCCCAACAGTACGCCGATATGATCGGCTTCGCCGCCTCGGACCAGATCGCCATCTTCCGGGCCTCCCAGGCGCAGTACGGCCAATACCTGCAGAAGGCGTGGGTGCCCCTTGGTTAGCTTCATCGCACTCACCGAAGCGATGGTATCGGCGCTGCGCGCTATCCCGGAAGTCGTTGCGCTGCTCGGGGGCGACCCTTCGGCCATCGAGAGCTACATCGACCGCACGCCGGAAAAGAACAGCGTCAGTGCGGCGATCTACCAGATGCGCGCCGGGAGCGTGCTGGTGGTATGGCGTGAGACGCTCCTCGCCGAAGGCGACATCGAGGGGTGGGTGCATAACATCGAGATTTGTCTGCGCGCAGCCCGGGGCGGGTCGGTCCTCGAGTTGGGCATCGCCATTATCAACGGCACTCCGGTCCCGGGCGATGGCCAGCGCTGGCGCTACTGCCCGCTCATGGAAGGGGTTCTGCCGACTACGATCCCGCTAATCAACCGCCCGATGGACGAGGAAGGAATCGACTACTTCACCATCATGACCGAGACGAAAGAAACAGGAGATGCATAATGCCTAGCTGCCCCGCAAACGTCCGCGAAACCAAGATTGCCTTCGGCTTCAAGCCGCAGGCCGACCTCTCCACCCCCAACACCCTGGCGGAGATGTGGAGCCTCACCAAAACCAACGCCGCGCTGGCCATCACCGAACCCGTTACCGAGGACAATGCGCTCGATATCGGCAAGGGCGATGAATTCCCCACGCAGACCTTCCCGTCGCACATCAACGTTACCGCCCCGCTGGAGAAATACACCTCCAGCGAGATCATGGCGCATCTGTTTCTGTTCGGCCTGGGCAAGGGAACCAAAACGGGCACAGCCCCGGCCTTCGTATACGCTGCTGTCCCAAGCGACCCAGTGGTCAACTGCATCAACATGGCGCCCTTCACCTGGGTCGAGCAGATCCGCACCGGGGCCGATGCCGTGGTCGACCGTGCGCTGGTCGGGATGTGCGTCAACGAGTTTGCGCTGACCCTCGAATCCGGGCCGGGCCGCGCCAATTCCCGGGTCGTGGCGGGCCTCGTCGGAACCGGGCACTTCGTCTCGCCCTCGGCCATCGTCATCCCCGCGCCCACCCCGGAACATCTACTCAACGCCGCCGGAACTACTAAGCTCACGGTCAACGACGTCGACTACCTGCTCGGCGGCAGCTTCATCTCGGCGGAATTTCGCTGGAACAACAACATCCGTTTGGACACCGGGATCTATCCGGGCAGCGGCACGCAGAACGGCTTTGCCATCCGGGGCCGCATGGAATACGGGACGCGCGAGTGCACGCTCTCCTTCGTGGCCCGGGCGCAGAAGGGGTCCATCGAGTTCAACAACCTGATGTCCCAGGAGGAAGGCAGCACAGAGATTCAGATCGACGGACCCGTCATTGGGGCTGGCCCGACCAAGCACAGCATCCACTTAGTTTTCCCCCGCACCGTGCTCTCGGCGGTCGTCAACGGCGAAGCCGATGGCCTCGTTACAGTCGCGTGCACGGCAAAGATCATGAAGCCCACAACGGGCGACCTGTGCACCCTGAGTGCAACCACGGCGACCGATGGAATCTTCGGGCTTGTTTGAAAGGAGGTCCGCGATGGCAAACGTTCGCTTAGTGCTTTTAGTGTTGGCGTTCGTGCTGTTTGTCCTGGCGGCGGTCGGGGTCACTCATCCGAGATGGAACCTCATCGCCGCCGGGCTTGCCGCGTGGGTGCTGACAAACATCATCACCTAACAACGAAGGGAAGGATAACGAATGTTCGATACGAGTTCGGAGTTGGCGATTCAAGCGCGCAGCGGCAAGACCAAGGTCGAGATTGCCATGCGCTGGCCCACCGATGAGGAATGGGCCGAGCGGCACCGCAACCGTAAGATTGTGATCCGCAACCTGGGCCGGGGCATGAGCGAAACCGATGTGGATTCGACGGAGGCCGACCTGAAGCTGTATCAGGCCGCCCGGCTAAACGGTTCGCCGGATCTCACCGCCGCCGAGGCGTCCATGGTGGTGAAGGTCATCGAGCGCGCCGACGTGAGCGACGTGGTGATCGACGGCGAGGAGGCCACGGTCACCCTGCAGGTTCTCGGAGGCACGGTCACGCATCGGCTGCAGCTGCCGACGCCGGATCAAGTGCTCAAGATGCAGCGCGCGGCCTCGCGCCTGGTTTCGTCATCGCAACGCAACGCTTCGCAGATGCGGGCGTACCTGGATCCGACCGCCGCGCTGTGGGACCAGTGCCAGGGCCGCAGCGAGGACTACAAGGGGGCGGTCCCGTCGCTGCACAAGGACGCCGCGATCCGGGCGGTGGTGGAGCAAATCAATATCGAGATGAGCGCCTCCGATGACGAGAAGTTTTTTTAGACGGCGGCGGGTGGCCGGAAGCTCCGTCGCCGCGCTTCATCTTCCATCGGCTGTTGCGGCGGTCGCGCCTCTGCCCGGGTCCGGTGAATTGCGGCACAGCGCAGATGGAGCAGCCCGACGTACCGGAGGCCGACGTCGGGCCGTGTGCGGAGTGCCCTCTGGAACTTCTCAACGAGTATTTGCAATCACCGCTCGGCCGGGTGATGACACTGGTGGTCGAATATATCGATTTCCCACTGGAGCGCGGGATGACGGTCACGCTCGACCAGATGACCTACCTGGAGTTTCTGCTGCTGCGCGTGCTCGGCGAAGAGAAACAGCGCTTGCAGAATGAGGACATGGAGAAGGGGAAGCGGCGATAGCGTATGGCGGGTAACAAGATTTACATCCAGGTCGACTTTCAATCCGAAGGCGCGACCGCCGCTGTCAACAAGCTCAACGAGCAGATTAAGAACGTAGGGACGACCTCCACGAAGGCCACCAAGGAAGCGGCCACCGGGTTCAATGCGATGACCCTTTCGATCTCGCAGACGACCCGCGGACTCGATCAAATTGGGCAGACGCTGGCGGGGCTGGGCATCGCCCGCGCCCTGGCGGGTATGGTGCAAGCGTCCGATGATATCAAGAAGACCTCCATCGCCTTCCAGGCAATGGGCGCGAACGCCTACGAAGCCGCGAACGCGATTGCCGCGATTCGGGATGTGGCGAAAACCTCGCCATTCTCCTTCGACGATCTGCGCGACATGGCGCAACGGATGCGCGCCTTCGGCTTCGACCTGAAGCAGATTCCTTCTCTGATCAACACGGTCGCCAACGCCGCCGCCGCCCTCGGTAGGGGCAAAGTCGCCGTAGACTCGATCACGCTGGCTCTCGGCCAGATGCGCGCCAAGGGAATCATTCAGGGCCAGGAGGCGTTCCGCCAACTCGCCGAGCAGAGCATCAACTCCATCAAGTATTTGCAGGGGGCGATTCAGAAGGAAACCGGGAAGGCGGTCAGCGAACTCGACGTCCGCAAGATGATCGAGAAGCAGATGATCGGTTCTGAAAAAGGCGTCCAGGTAATCCTCGATGGAATGGTGAAGGACTTCGGCGCTGCGGGCGAACGGATGGCCAAGGAACTGCCGACCGCGCAATTTGAGAAGATGGCCGACGATGTGAAAAAGGTCGGCGCGGCCATCGCCGATGACTTTGCCCCATCTCTCATTAAGGCGATTGGCGGCCTCCGGGAGCTTACGGCGTGGTTCGGTCGGCTGCCTCCGTTCATCCAGGACGTAACCGTCGCCATCGGCTTGCTGGTGGTCGCGCTGACGGTGCTCGGCGGCGCTGCCAAGCTCGGGCTTTTGTCCTGGATTCCTGCTGCCATCGGCTTGGCCGGGAATCTGGCGACGGCGTTCGGCACGCTGCGGCTGGCGCTGCAGGTGCTCTTTACGGATTTCAGCGTAGCGGCATTGACGTCGCGGCTGGCGCTGATCTCGACGATGACCCCGGCGGTGGTTAATCTGGCAGTTGCGGTCGGAGCCGTGGGCGCGGCCTTCTTGGGGTGGAAGGCCGGGGAATGGATGCGCGAGAAGATCGAACCGAACAGCTGGCTTGGTAGATTGCTCAACCGCGACGTCGAGGCGAAGGCGAAGGCGTTTGGCAAAGAGGCCCGCGCCGATATGGAGGCCACGGCCCGGAAGTATCAGCAGTGGATGACGGAGCAGAAACTGCCCGAAGCAGCGAATATGTCCATCATCCCCTTCAACAAACAGACCGACGTCGAACTGCAGGATTCGCTGCGCAAAATGCGGATGCTGCTGGACGCCGAAGCCATCGCCAACAAGGCGCGCGCCGCCAAACTAATTCAGGCGAGTACGGAACTAGCCAAACACCAGGAACAGATCGCCGACCAGATCCTCGCCCGCGCCCGGGCCAGGATGCACGGAGCGATCTTTGGAATCAATGACAAGTACGCCAACGACCTGAAGGAATTGGCGGGCAACGCGAAGCAACTCGCCAAGGTCTTCGAGGCCATGGCAGACGATCTGGAGCTTGCCAAACAGAAGATCGCCGAGGACAACATCAGGCTGCTGGCAGAAAAAGAGAAGGAGCGCCTGGACGGGCAAAAAGCCATCTCGGACTACTTCGCCGAGTATGCGAGGGGCTACACCGAAACCCTCAAGCGCCATCTGGCATACGTCGAGGAATCGGACAAGATCGAGCGGGAAACCCTGACCTCGCGCCTCGAATTCGAACAGACGGCGCTGGCCGCCGACCGCGACCAGAAGCTGGCCGAGGCCGACGTCGTGCATCGGCAAACGCTGGACCAGGAGCTTACGTACCAGCAAACCGTTTTTGAGATCAAGCGGGACTATGCGGAGCGGATCCGCGACGTGGAGCGCCAACTGGCCGATCAGAAATACGAGGAAGAACTCGCCCTCGTGGAAGCGCTGCACGACGTGAAGCTCATGAGCGACATGGATTACCTCATCCGGTCGGCGGCACTGTGGGCGGCCAACGAGGAGAAGAAGAAGCAGATCACCGTTAGGGCCGATGTCGGCATCAGCAAGGACCGCCTTGAAGCGGCGAAGGCCACCAACGACGCGATCATCAACGAGCAAAAACAAATCTACGACAAGCTGAAGAGTTCGCTCGACCGGGTCTTCGACGCCCTGCTCAATAAATCCACCAGCGTATGGGAGGCCATCGCCAACGGCCTCAAGACGGCCATCATCGGGGCCATAAAAGAGATCGTCACCAGCCGGGCGGCGGCGGCCTTGATGCAACTCTTTGGCTATGGCACGGTGGACTTCGGGGGCGGCCCGCGCGGCCTTGGCGGCCAGCAGCCGACCTTCGGGGGTGGCGTCACCGGGGCGGTCGGGACCGGGGGCTTCCTGGCGCGCATATTCGGGGCGCGCGGGGGCACAGGGGGCACCGTGGCGGCCCCGGCGGCGGTCAGTACCTATGGCGGCTATACGGGCGGCTACAGCCCCGCTAATGCGGCGGCAGGCGCACCTGTGGCCATGCCGGGCTTCGGGGCAATGAGCCTAAAGGCCGGGCTTCTGTCCTCTGCCGCGTTCCTCGGTGGCGGCATGGCTGCGATCAATGGGATTCAGCGAGGCGGCAAAGTCGGCCTCGGGCAAACGATAGGGGGCGGCGCTGCCGCCGGAATCGGGGCCGCTCACATGGCCGCCGCGATGGGATTGACGACCGCCGGGGGAACCCTCGGCCTCTCAGCGCTCGGCGGCGGGCTGCTCGGGGCCGGGGTCGGCCTCGCCGGATACGGGCTGTACAGGGGTGGCAAAGCGGGCATCGGCCTGACGGCTGCGGGCGGCGCGCTGACCGGGGCAGTGCTTGGGACCGCCTTCTTCCCCGGCATCGGGACGCTGCTCGGCGCGGGCATCGGCGCGGCCGTGGGCGGCATCGCGGGGCTGTTCCGGTCCCTTGTCAAAACCGCCGACTCCAAGCTGCAAAGCAAAATCAAATCGGTGTACGGCATCGATGTGCAGGACAAAGGCGTCCGGGCCACGATGCTCGAAATCGCCAAACAGAAGTACGGCGGCAACCTGGACCTCGCCATCCGATCCTCAGAGATTCAGAACCTCGTGCAACTGTACGCGCTCACGACGGCTCAGAACCCGGTGGGAATGCCGCAGAAGATGTACGGGGCCACCTTTGCCCAATCAGGCGCCGGGTTGCAATTGCAGCCCGTCTATTCCAACGGACAACTGGTCGCCAATCCCTACATGTCGTCTTCGAACTACGGCGCGGGCGGCATCTACCTGCAACTCAACCCGCAGCAGGCTAACGATCTTTTCGAGGGCCGCGTGGTCAGCGTGATCAGTAATAACCCCGATAGCGTGGGGCAGGCCGCCGCCACGGCCAGCCGCTCGGGACGTTCCCGCGATGCGCAAAGGAGCGCGCTCCTGGAGCCGCTGACGGTGATTCGCTGATGCCGGGCAACGTCGCCGCCGCCGCGCCCGTCGATACCTTCCCCACGTTCCTCTACAGCGGGTTGACCATCGAGCTACGCCTTGAGAACGTTCTCAGCGTCTACCCCGATGGGTCGTCACAGCGGCTTGCGCTGGCCATCAACCCGCGCTATTTCTTCAAGCTCAATTACGCGCTCACCGCCGCACAGTGGAGCGCGATGCTGAGTTTCTTTCAGGCCCACCAGGGCAAGCCCTTCTATTTCTACAATCTGCTGGAGGCGCTGCCGGGGCCGCCGCCGGGCGATCCGGTGGGGCGTTACACGGTGGTCTTCGATGGGCCGTGGACCGAGGAGCTACAGACCGGGCGAACTCGCATCACGGTCAACCTGCGGGAGGTGGCCTGATGGCCGATTCCCTCGGGCCTGTTCCCATCCCGGACCCGCCTTTCATCTCCCCGTTTCCGCTGCGCGTGGACTTCGGGAGCGGGGCCGACCTCGAGCCACCCATCGCGATCCATTCCTTCGACCAGCCGGGCCTCAAGACGGAGCAGCGCTTCCTGCTCGGCAACGGGATGCGGCGCTTTCGGATCCGGCGGGATCATCTGGCGTGCAACGAGTACGATCAACTCCGGGCGCACTGGATCCAGGCGCAGGGAACCTATGCGGAGTTCAGCTTCACGTACCCATCGCCAACGGGCAATGTCACCGTCCGGGCGCGCTATGAGAATCCGCTGATTGACTTCCCCATGAGTGCCGGCAGAATCGTCGGCGACCCCGGCATCACGCTGATCGAGGTGCCGACCAGCTTCCCCACCTACACCTCGGCGCGCACGCTGACCCGGTTCCCCGATTCGACCTTCGATACCGCTCTCAGCGCCCAGGTGCAACGCATTATTCCTTTGATCGCCATCCAGGACCGGGCCGGGGCCACGACGCCGATGTATCTTTCGAATCAGCGCCTGACCCTTGACGGCACGCTCTACCTGCCGCGCGTCGTCAGTTGGGACGGCATCGCGCAGACCATCGGCGAGGCGGCAGACAGCGCGCGCTTTACCTTCGGCAACGCCGATAACGTGTTCACCGAACTCGTGAAGGCGATCAACCTCAACCGCGCCCGGGTGCAATTCGCGCTCTTCCACGTCGACAGCTTGACCCTGGTGAAGCTCTGGAGCGGGTACGCGCTGCCGTGGAGCTTCGACAGCGACGGCAACTTCGCGCTGCCCGCCAGCGATGGCGTGTTCGAACTCGGCCTTTCCTATCCAAGCCGGATGGTGACGCGGTCCTGCTGGAAGGTTTATAAGGGCCGCTTCTGCCCGTCGACCAGCGGCCTTCCCGACTGCCCCAAATCCTTCGAGGCTTGCGTGGCGCGCGGCGTGCCCCAATCCTTCGGCGGCGTGGTGGTGGCCCCGCAGCAGCGCGCCTTCGTGCCCCAGGACAGCGGGACCATCGGATGGGCTTCTTCGGGCTTGACCAGCGTCACCGTCTCAGCGGATACCGTCTATCAGCGCGTGGTGCAGGAGATCTACACCGACAAGCCGATGGCCGTAACCTGCGACGTGGCGGCGGGCCGCGACGAGAGCGAATTCTACTCGGCGCTCGGCATCGTCGGCGAGGGACCAATCGGCGGGTACTCCACCGACCTGATGAAGCATAAGCTCGATAACCAGCCCCCGCACGATCCGCAGAACGGCGGCGGCTGGCGCGGCATCGTGGGCAACGACCCGGCGGCCACCAGCGATTTCTTCGCGCTCGATTCCGCCCCCTGGAACACCGTCCCGCCGGGATCCACCTACGCGGCGGGCCTCGCCTTCGCGGAGATCCGCCGATCCGACGAGAAGGGCTTGCAGCTTTCCCAGGTGGCCGACCGGGTGATGACCGTCACGGTGGCCAGCGGGATCGGCGGCTGGACCTGGACCGCCCCCGGGACGCGGGTCTGGACCCCGGCGCTCTCCAACACGATTTGGGTCGCGGTCAACGTCTACCTGCGCGCCATCGGGCTGCGGGTGGGGCAGGCCCAGGCCGCGCTGGTGACGGCCGCGCAGATGGAAGCCTTCTTCGACGTGACCCAGGCCATCGCCATGGCCGCGAAGTGCGATCTCGTCGGGCCTGTCCTGGTGGGCAGCGGCAACGAGCGCCAGTTCCCGTTTCGCGGCGCGCTGAAGGAACGCAAGCCCCTGAAGGATTGGCTGCAGGAGATTCTGAATTGCTGCCTGGGCTTCTATACGTTCGTGAACGGGAAGCTCTGGCTTGGCATCCGCGACAATTCCGGGGTGCCCACGCATAACACCTACACCCGGGCCAACGTCCTTTTCAAGAGCTTGCAGACTGTCCCGATTCAACCACAGTTCAATCAGTTAACCGTCGAGTTCGGCGATGAAGAATTCGACTGGCAAATGAATAACGTGACCATCTACGACATGGATCACGCCGCCTTTGCGGGCACCGCGGAATCGCCTCAGTTCAACTCATCAACCATGAGCCTCGTGGGCGTGAGTAACAAAAGCCAAGCGGCCCGCATCGCCACCACCCGGCTGCGCGAGGAGATCGGTGGGGTCGGCCCCACCGAGCAGCTGCGCGCCCGGTCCCTGCGCTTTCGAACCACCGTCCTGGGGCTGCACACGATGGCGGGCGATATCATCTCGCTGGACCATACAACCCTGCCCGGCAGCCCGGCGCGCGCCGAGGGCCGCGTCACCCGCTGGACGTTGAACCCGGATTTCAGCATCGACCTTGAGGCCACCCCCACCACCGACGCGATGTACGACCTCACCCTGGGCACCAAGCCCGACGACGCGACGGCGGCCCCGGTCCCGCCCGAACTCCTACCCTCGATTACGGGCCTCACCTGGATGCCCAACGAGATCGCCCCGGTGGCGCTCGACCCGCTGTATACCGACCCGCTGCAACGGACCTTCGATCTCTGGCAGGATTACCGCATCGCCCGCGACGGGAGTTGGGAGGCAACCATTTTCGTCGCCGGGCAGATGTGCATCAACCTGTTCGCCCTGGGGCGGCAGCCTCGCATCCTCACGGCGGCCCTGGCGGCGGGCGGCGCGCTTGCCGGCCCGATGACGGTATACGTCGCGATTACGCAGCGCATGGCAACGATGCAGCCCCTGGCGCCTTCCAACCTAGTCGGCGTGTGGATCCCGGCGGGCGTCACCGGGCAGAAGATCACGCTGGCGGTCGCCGCCTCGCCGGATTCCGATCAGCCGTGGGATTTATGGGCGGGCACCGACCGCCGTACCGTGGCGCTGCAATCGAGCGGGACCAACGTGCAGCCCTCCGTGGTGTTCCCGGGACCGATCCACCGCATGACCGAAGGGATGCCGGAAGCCGCCGCGCGCAAGGTGGCCATTGCCGCCAAGCACATCTGGCACTCCGGGGTCGCGGGCGTCAGCGTCACCGGGGTCACCGGGCCGAATCAGATTCAGAGCAACGATTTTATCGGCAGCACGGATAATTGGGTGGGGCCGCCCGCGCGCATCCTTTCGGCGCTGGCCGATAAGAGCGATGGCAGCGCGCCCCTGTGGAACTTCACGGTCACCGCGTTCGACAGCGCCACCGGAACCTTCACCGTGACGCCCGATTGTGTTCGGGCCTCGCCGGATGATTCGGTGCAGACGGGCGACGTGCTCATCGTCCGGTCGGTCGGCATCAGCGCAAGCTCCAACACTATCGGCGATCCGCTGTGGGATAACTTCGTGGCTCGGAATCAGTTCGGTACGCCCGGCCTGGCTGTCGATGAAGAGAAGGGGCGCATTGCGCGAATCCTCTTCGGGAAAGGCGCGGGCCAGTGGCGCTATATCACCGGAAACAGCAACACGGTGATCACCGTGAGCCCCGCGTGGACTACCGTACCGGATGCAACCTCGGTCGTCATCGTGGAAGATCCCGACTGGCTTTATCAGGCCGAGACCAGCGATCTCGACGTACCGCGCGAAGGGGCGCGCATAGAGATCAAGATGCGCGTCGGCAACCTACGCGACCGTACCGCGCTCGTGGGCGGCTTCCTGGTTGATGACCAGGGCCGCTACAGCGATGAGGACGTCGCGCCGCTGCGCGAGATCTTCGTCTTCGGCCAGCCGCCCTCGGTGCGCGTGGTGGGGCCGGATGCCGGGCCATGGGCCACCCTGCCGACCGACCAGACCATTCGGGTCAACACCAGCGAGAACGATGTCACGGTGCAACTGCTGCCGCTGGTCTCCTACGAGGGCAGGACGCTGTACGTGGTGAATGATACGGGGCCGAATAACGCCATCGTGCTCTGCGTGCCGGGGGAATTCCTATTCGATGGGAACCCCTCGGTCACGCTTGCGCCCGGCGAGACAGTGCGGGCCACAGCAGGATAAGTTTTACTTATGGCAACTCGAACCTGGATCTACGAGAAGGGCACCACCTCCGGCGGCGGTACGGTGCCTGTTCCGCCCGACGCGCCCCCGGTGGTCATCGATATTGCCAACGTGAAGGTCCGCGAAGAGTACAACGGGAAATTCGAAATCACCATACCGTACACGGTCGGCGCGGGCGCGCCCACGGTCGGGGTCGGCGTGTTCCTGGAAGACCCCGACATCAGCGAGGTAGCCGAACTGCCGATGGACGGCAGCAAATCAATGGACGGCACCAGTCAGGTATCCGGCAAGTGGGCACCGAAGCACATCACAGACGATTTTGAGTCGCCTGTGGTAATCGAGGTCGCCGGGCAGCCGAAGGCCCGCAATATTCGCATCTACCTGCAGGCGTTCGCCTCCGTAAAGAACGCGACCCTGGTCCGCAACAATCAACCAAGCCCCACGCCGAACGTCCAGGTAAGCATCCCCGCCGCCGCCGGGGAATACGTCAGCGGCCAGGAATACGCTTGGCTGGTGACCGGGGCCAGCGTCACCGTCGTCAACGAGTTTGAGAATCCCTCCGGGCCGCAGTACCATCTGGAATTCGGCTACACCGCCCCGGATCCCACCATCCCCCTGCCGCCGGGCTTGAGGGCCTTTGGCGGCGTGATGACCGTCTACGAGTACGATGACGGCACGCAGAAGGAGGCGATGTTCCTGGACCGGGACAAACCCCAGGATTGGCATAGCAATCTCTACGAAGCGGGCAACGGCGGGCACTTCAAGGTCTGGTTCTGTTCCCGCGATGTGGATGGCCGGCGGAATAGCATCGTCAAGGGCGTGACCCCGGTCGTGGACGTGACCATCGTCTACCCGCCCGCAGGCCAGCCGAGCGCGCCGTACGTGACCGCCTTTGCGCTCACCAATCCGCGCCACACCACGGAACCGGATGGAACAATCTACGCGCGGGCCGATCTCGCCTGGGCCGCGCCCACCTCCCCCCGCTTCTCCGAAGTGCAGATTTACCGGACCGGGGTCACCCCGCCGCGCAAGTTCGGATCCAGGGGGCCAGCCATCCAGAAGATGACGCTGGAGGTAATCGACTGGCCGAAGGTAGCCGAAGCGTGGACCCTCATTGCGATCTCGGTGGACATATTCGGGAAGCAAAGCGATGACCCGGCAAACCCGGGCGTGAATTGCCCGCGCGTCACCTGGAACATCGGGCCTCCCGGTACGGGCGGGGCCGGGTCTGAGAATACCACTGGGCAAGCCGGAATCAGCGGAGTCACGATCACCACAGAACAGGAACTCAACAACGATGGCGTCGTAATGATCCGCCACAAGATCACCGGATGGACCAACTCAACGGTCAACAGCTTCGGCGGCGTGAGCATCGCCCGCGTATATGCTTCCGATCTCACCAAGGCGATCTATTGGGACGCGGCCAAGGATGCCACCACCTTGATGACCGATTGGGAGCCTGCGCCCACAGCGCGCACGTGGGATTTCTATTTCGTCTCGCGCGACATGCAGGGAAAGCGAAATACCATCGTCAACGGCTTCACCCCGAAGGTGGTTCACTCCTACACGCCGATTGCAAATAACATCATTCCCTCGCGCCTCCCGGCGGGCTGGTGGGATCCCGCCGAGTTCCAGTGGCCCGCTTATCCTGGCGGGTATTTCCAGGCGTTGAGCTTCGTCGCCAAAAAAATCTTCGTGGGGTCGGTCCTTCGCGTCGGCGGCGGCACCGGAGTTTATGACGCCAGCTTCGGGGCGCAATCCAACGGGCAGATTGCGGTCTACAACAGCGCCAACGTGCTGCGCGGCTGGATTGGCCAGCAGGACAGCGTCGGCACCCCGGATAATGTTCTCGGCCATTCCGTATACGGGGCGTGGTTCACGGAACTCTACGTGGGCGGCGACAGTCCGGTCAACGCTCCGCTGTACGCGACCCAGGCGGGAGTCGTCATCGTTGGCGGCTTCGACGTGCAAGGATCGCGCTACCCCTATATCTCGATCCGGGATGCCACCGGAGTCGAATGCGGCCGCATGGGTGCCAAGGTGGGGCAGGGACAGGTAGGTCCGGAGAGCACGATCCAAGGAGCGTGGTTCAAGGAGTTCGCTTACGGTGGCGACAACTTTGCCAACTGGAGAATGCTCGCCAAAATCGATGCCTCAAATCCGAAGGGCACCATCGTTCAGATGCGGGACATCAACAAGTTCACTATCGACTATATCCAGAACTACCCGAATGCGGGGAACCCGACCAACGCAGCGATGCACTTGGAATATGGCTACGATGCTTTCAAAGCGGACGTGGACGGGAACACCAGCTATTGGAAGTTTCCCGGTCTTCAACTGTACCGATCTGGCACGACGCATGGAATCAACCTGATTAACCGCGGCCTCGTTCTCCGAGGTCCTGGTTCGCAGAAGATAGGTTCGTTCGTGAGCTTCAATGGGGATTCCTTCGGGAGCGATTCCCCCGACGCTTGGTGGGGAGTTCTGACCATGAACTCGCGCACCAGCGGCGGAATCAACGTGGAACTGGGTAGCGGCGGCGCAGCGCACGGCGCATCATATTTCACGTTGAGGGATGGAGGCGGGTTTACCAATTTTAGCGTCGATACGGGCGGGAACGTCTACATCCGAGGCACGCTTGGACTCAGCTCTCTAAGCCTGAGCGGAACACTACAAGTCTCGGGCACCAGCACATTAGGACAGGTGAACTGCTCGGGCCTCACGGTCAATCCGAACGATCTCAATTGTCGGACCATCACTACAAACGGCCAGCCGATTTACTGCGGCAACATCAACGCGGCAGGCTACCGGATGGATGTCTCAACCATCGTTGCAACGAGCACTATAGGTGCTTCTGGCTTCAACCCGACTGGGTATGCCGGGGCAACCTACAACGTCTCCCTCAAGGACAGCCTTGGCGGGTTTGTAACGATCTGGCTCAACGGAACCAATTTTGGGGCTGTGCAACTGCAATTCAGGGGCGGGGTCTTCACAGGCATCCTGTAAACCAAAAGGAGAACTATGCAAAAGGCATTCAGCTTACAACCGAACGAAATGAATCAGGCAACGGCGCTCGATGAGGAACGCAAGACCGTCCTCGCGCAGATCGGGGCGCTCACCCTCGACATGGAAACGGCGCGGGCCGCGCTGCCCGTGGTGGAACAGAAGCGCCGGGAATTTCTGGCCAGTCTGGTGAAGCAATATCAGGTGGGCGACTACCGCAGCGCACGACTTGAGGGTAGTAATCTGATTTGCGATATGCCCGATCCGCCGCAGGCCATGCCGCCGCAGCGCGTCAACGGCGGGATGGAAGTTCTGGCGAAGGAGTAACCGTATGGCGTGGCTCTCGCGCAACGATTTCACGAATAGCGACAAGCTGTACTCGTCGGCCCTGAACAATCTCGCGAACGATGACCGCAACTGGGGCGGCAACGTCAACGGCGGGGGCTGGACCTTATCCAACGTCAGCCTCAGCGGCGCGAGTATCTATGGCGGTGTGTCAGTCGGGTTGGGGGCGCTGCCTTCGGGTTCAGGAAACGTTCTCAACGCCCAATCCTTTCAGGCGACCACCACAAACGGCGATGTGCTGCTCACGAGGCTGGCTCGTATTGGGACGGGATCATCCTGGGACACTGCTTTCTGGCAAATCGGCCGCTGGGTAGACGGGGCCACCGAGATCGCCGCGATTGAGTACGGCCCATATTCTATTGCGATACGTGCCCAGGGGTCACAGCGCCTCATCGTCACCAATACTGGCGTCGGCATCGGGACCGCGAGCCCCGGATCACGGCTACACGTCCACGACGGCGACATATTGGTGTCAACCGCTGCCGATGCCCAGCGGGGGTTTCTGGTTACTCCTGACGCGGTGAACAAACGCGCCTACCTGTTCACCTCTGGGAACAACGCTGGTCATGCGGGATTTTTGCATCTCTACAACGGAAGCGGCAACGCCACCGCCGCCCAGATTGTAATGTTCGACGCGGCTGGCACGCTTGTTAATTTAATCGGCAACAGTGGGTACACCTACTTTAATGGGGGCAATTGCGGAATCGGGACAACTACCCCGTCCCAAGCCTTGACAGTCTCGCGGGGGTATGGGGTACAGACCGCGCTCTATTTGTTGCAGTCAGGCGTTGCCGCTGCCTATGTTGGCTCAAAGGCTACCGACACGGCTCTCTACATCACGAACGCCTACTATGGCGGTGCATTGGGTGACGGTGCTTACAGTATTCTGCTCGATAGGGACGGCAATGTCAGCATCGGCGGGGGGAACAGCCTTCAAGGAAGATTGAATGTCGCTAAGAACGCTCCCGGCGGAATGGGCGGCACGCTGGCTCTACAAAATTTAGGGGGTGCAGCCGAAGACCAGACGGCCATCGTGTTCTGGTCGGGGGCGCAGTCACGAGCCAGGATCATTTCCACGGCCCACGGGGCCGACGGCTACGCGGGCACACTCGAATTTTGCACTGGCCTGGACACGCAGGTCGAACGGATGCGGATTGCGGGAACAGGTCAAGTCGGGATAGGTAAAACAAATCCTCAATACACCCTCGACGTGAGCGGCAGTATCAACGTAAGCAGTGGAAGCTATCTGCTCAATGGAACGCCGCATCTGGCAACGCTGGCAGCGGGTGCGGACGATCTCCCGCCGAATGGTGGCCTGAATATCTGGCTGGATGAAGATCAGGGCCGTCTCGCCGTCCGCTACCGCAACGCGGCGGGCGCGCTGCGGACGGCATACATTCCCATCGAATAGAAGGAGCAATATGACATACGAAGAATCCAACGCTTTGATGAACGACTTTACCTTTCTGGGTCGCATCAAGGTTGCCGCGCTCAAATATGCTGGCTCGATTATGATCGAACCGACCAACACTCCCGCGCACAATACCAGGGAGCGGTGGGCGATGGAAACCTACCGGAACCCCCAAGCGGTTGCCAGTCAATTACAGCCACCCACCGTCATGGACCCTGCCGTCCAGGAAAACGGCGCCTTGATCACTGACCTCGCGTTGCAGGGAGCGGTTGAAGGCGTGGTGAATAAACTCCTATGATCGACAGCCGAGCGCTTGCCGAATACTCCCGCAGCCAAACCGCGAAGGACCGGAACTACATCGGCCTGTTGCTGTGGGCCGCCGCCAGGACCGCCGAGCCCCTCCCGGCCTCGCTGCCCACGGACGAGTGGATTCGCCTCCGGCTGGTGGCCGAGCGGATTCCGCTGACCCCGGACCTGTATGCCATCCGCACCCTGGCCTATTTCATCCAGGATCCGGCGACCCAGGCCGAGGTCCACGCGCTGCTAAAAACCGACAACGATGACGCTACCGAAGGCGCCCTCAACGATCTGGTCCTGGAAAGCATCGAAGCCTTCATGCCGCGCTTTGCGGTGGCCGAGATCGCCCCGCCCCAGGTCTACCAGTGGCGCAGCGACCACGCCGCCTAATCGACGGTCCCGTTCTTTTTGATCTCCCGCCGGGCGCGGCGCAGGCATTTATCGAACTCGACGGCGAATTCGGGGAAGGTCACTTTTAGATAGGGCAGGAAATGAAGCACCGTCGCCAGGGTCGGCGTATGCGTTCCCCGTTCCAGGTTGCTCATGTGTGCCCTATCCTTACCCGCCTCAAGCGCCAGCTTCTCCTGGGCGATACCCAGGCGTTCGCGCAGAACCCGTATTGTCATCCCGTAAGCCCGCCGAATTCTAACTTCATCCGGTCCCAGGGGTTTTCTGGGTTTCATATCCGAATTCTGCGCCAATTCACGCACCGTGACCACGGGACGATTCATAGGTGAGAAGCTTCTCCACTGCCCGTAAACAGGTATTTCCCCGATTCGCCTACGTACCGTCGTGTGCTATCGCACGGAGACCAGGAAAAGCTCTTGACGGCCCGATGGGGTGGCGTTATATTTTGAGTCACAACGATTAGGAATACACCGGGCCTGAAAAACAGGCGGGCCGTATTCTTAGCTTCGAATCAAAACCACAAGGGTTCGTCCGTCACTAATCCCCGGAATAGGGGGAGGCGGGGAGGTGTGTGCTCATGGCGAAGCGTAAGCAGCAGAGGACCAAGAATCTCAACGTACCGTTGACCAAGGAGGCGTGGGATAGGCTCTACCGCATTCAAAAACGCATCGAGGAGATGCACGGTTCGCTGTCCTGCAGCCAGCCGAAAACCATCGAGTACATCATCAACCATTGCCCCCTCGGCGACCTGCCGGAACCCGGGCCGCCCGATGAAGCAACCCTCGCCCGCATCGCGGTGCCACTGCCGCCCGCGAGGCGAGAGCACCGATCAAAGAGTCTGAATTAGACAAGGAGACGCTATGGCATACGAAGCACCCCCGGTAGGCACGATCCTCCCGGCGAAAGAGAACACCGAGCATCTGAATCCCGGACCTGTACATGATGCGTACGGAAACACCGAGTACCTCCAAGCCGATGCGCAGGATAAGGCGTTCATCGCTAACAAGAGCCTGAAAACGAACCTGGAGAACGCCAGGAAGAATTCGCCGGAATATGCGGCGAAGCTGGCCGCAGAACCCTCCTGGGCGGTCGAGGTGAAAGAGGCCGAGGCGGGCGGTATCTACTTCGATCAGCAGCGGCGCGGCCCTTCGGTCGCCACGCTGTGAACATGCTGGCGGCCATCGCGATGGCGGAGGCCACAGCGGGCCGCTGTGACCGCTGCCACGTGGCCGCCGGGGTGGACTTCCTGGATGGCTTCTGGGCGTGCGCCGGGTGCGCCCACGCTTACCTCCAGGGGCTGGAGGCCGAGCGCCAGCCGCCGGAGCCCCGGTGGGTGCCCATCGAAGGCAAGTGGTGGAGACGACGCAATGATTGATCCCAACGTACGGCGTAACGGGCTTGGCGGCAGCGAGATCGCGGCCCTGTGGGGTTTGCATCCGTACCTGACGCCGTACACGCTGCAGCTTCGTAAGAAGCACCCGGAAGCGTTTGAATACCCGGAAAACGACAGCCAGGCAATCGGCCACATCCTGGAGAAGGCGTGCCTCGACGTGTATGCGCATCTGACCAAGCGGCGGGTGCGTTATCTCAACGAAACACGCCAGCATCCGACTCTGCCGATTGTTTACAGCCCGGATGGGATGTGCGAGGAAGAAGCCTGCGGCGTGGAGTTGAAGGTCTACGCCGATGAAGGCCGGCGCTATTTCGGTCCTTACCAGAATGAGTTGCCCGATTTCATGAAGGTCCAATGCCACGTATATATGGCAATGATGGACATCCCGACCTGGGATGTGTTCGTCTTGTTGGCCGGGCGGCCGCAGATCTTCACGGTGCACCAGGACCGGGAACTCGAGGCCGCCATCATCGACAAGGGCTGCGAGTTTTGGTCGCGCTACATCGTCGGCGACGAGGAACTGCCCATTGATGATCCCGAGGCAGCCACTCGCTATCTGCAATGGCGGTATCCGACGCACCGCCGCCCCGATCTGCGGATCGCCAGCGTGAAGGAGGCCGCCCTGCTCGATGAATATGCCCAGGTGCGCCGTGAGCTTGGCCCGCTGACATCCCGCAGGAAGCTGCTCGAAGCCGGGATCACGTCGGCCATTAAAGACAGCGAGGGGCTGGTGTGGGAGGGCGGGAAGTTCACATGGCGGCGCACCAAGGATTCCACGGTGACGGACTGGAAGTCGATGGCGTTGGGCCTGCGGAATGAGCAGACCAAGGATCCCGAGAAGCGCGCGGAGATTCTGAATTTTTACACCCGGCCCAAGCCCGGGGAGCGCCGGATTTATTTTAAGGCGGCCAATTTTGAAGAGGGGGAAGACGTCGATGAGTAATGGCGAAGTGAAGGATCAAGAAGCCCTGTCCGTGCCCGCCGTGGCCGATCAGGCCGCACAGCAACTCGCCCGGCAGCCGAAGACCGTAAGGGATCTGCTCAAGGGACCGGAGTTCCAGGCTGCGGTGGCGGCGGTCCTTCCGCGGGCGATGCGCCCGGAGCGCTTCGTGCGGGTGGCGCTGACCGCCATCATGCGGATCCCGGATCTGGCGGAATGCAGCCGCGAGAGCCTGTTCAAGTGCCTGCTCGATCTTTCGAGTTACGGCCTGGAACCGGATGGGCGCCGGGCGCACCTGATCCCATTTAAGAATCACAAGATGTGCGCCTGTGGCCACGAGATGGACCAGCACAAGGGCCAGGAATGCTCCCGCTGTAATTGCCGCCAGCGGAGGACCTTGATTGAATGCTCGTTGATTATCGATTATAAGGGCCTTGCCGAACTGGTGCGCCGCTCGGGCGATGTGAGCTTGATCCATGCCGACGTGGTCTGCGCGAACGACGACTGGAGCTATGCCTTCGGCACGGACGCCCATCTGCGGCACAAGCCGAACATGAAGGACCGGGGCGACCGGATCGCTTACTACTCCTACGTGAAGCTGAAGGACGGCAGCGAGGATTTCGTCGTGATGAATCTCGCCGAGGTGGAGAAGATTCGCAAGCGCAGCAAGACGCCCAACGCTGGCCCCTGGGTGACGGACTTCGATGAGATGGGAAAGAAGACCGTTTTTCGGCGGCATACGAAATGGCTGCCGCTGTCGCCCGAAGTGCGCGATGCCGTCGAGCGTGACGATAGCGAGACCCCCGTTGACATCAGCGGGTGGGAAGAGGTTCTCGAAGGCGGCGGCAGGCCCGCCGAGCTACCAGAGGCCGCGCCCAAGGATCTGCGTGGCGTGATCCTGGGGGCGAAGGCCGCGCCGCAGCAGGCAAGCCTCGTCGAGGAGCCCGGGCCGAAAGACCCGGAATAGCGATGGACGGCCCGGAGGAATCCGGTTACGCCTGCCCGCAGTGCGGGTCTTTCAACATCATCGGCGTTCAGCATGAATACGCCACCGGGGTCGAATCCGATGGGTATGTGGAACGGCGGAGCTATGTCGGATTCAAGTGTTTGGATTGCGGCGCGGAAGAAGAGCTATGAAGCAGACCCTACTGATGGAAACCACCGAGGTCGAGGCCGGGCGCAGCGCTGCGGAGATCGTCGCCGAGCTTGTGAAGGCAGGCGCCAGTTCGATCAACACCGAATATCAGGACGGTGTGATCGTTGGCCTGCGGTGGGTGATGAAGGTCCGGGGCGTCGAGCAATTATTCTCGATGCCCGCGCGGGTCGGTCCGGTGGAGAAGCTCCTTCTGTCGCGGCGCAAGGGCTTCATCGGTTCGGACGTTCGCCAGAAGGTCCACGAGCAGGCGCGCCGCGTGGCGTGGCGGCAGCTGCTCCGGTGGACCCAGGCGCAGATGGCCATGATCCAGTGCGGCATGGCGGAAAGCGCCGAGGTGTTCTTCGCCTACCTGCAATCGCCGGGTGGCGTTTCAATTTTCGAAGTCTTCGCGGAGCAGGGGCTGCGGATGCTGCCCCCGGGAGAGGAGAAACCGCAATGAGCCAGCCGAAGAAAATCAACTTTGAATTGATCGAGGAAGGGACCGAGCCGTATACCATTCTCGCGGACATGCGCGAATTCCACGACGAGGTAGACGGCGCTCAAATCGCCTTGGCTTGGAACGACAACCTCAGCCCCGACAAGGATCTGCACCTGATCCTGGGGAAGTGTGTCAAGATTTCGGATCTCCAGAAGGAATTTACGGCTTACGATTTCGTGATTCTGCTCAACCGCGACGTTTGGGAAGACCCCGAGTTTACCATCGAAAAGAAGCGGGCGCTGGTAGACCACGAACTCTGCCACGCGGCACCGCAGACCGATAAGGACGGGGAGCCTCGGCTGGATGAGCGCGACCGCCCGGTCTGGCGCACGCGCAAGCACGATATCGAGGAGTTTCATAGCATCGTGCTGCGGCATGGCTGCTATAAGCGCGACCTGGAACTCTTCGCCGAGGCACTACTGAAGAAGCGCAAAACGCCGCTGTTCGAGGAGGAAACCACCGTCACGTTATCCCACGAAGGAAAGACCATCTTCCAGGGGACGGATGCGGAGTTCCGCGACGCGGCACGGCGGATCGGGAAGAGGAGCACGCTGTGACCGATTATCTAACAACGCCGTTCCGGGCGCGCCTGTACTGCAAATACTGCTATTCAGTGCATTCCGATTGGCACCGCTTGGCAAGAGAAGATTACGGCGGGGAAAATACCATCATTTCTTGTGGTAAGTGCGACCACACCAGCAAGGTCATGTTGATCGACAACGTGAACGACTCGAAGCGTGCGCTGCGCCAAGTCCGAGATGAGCCGCCATGCGACTGCGGCCCTTTCGGGATGATCGGTTTCAACAAAAAGACCCGCCGGGTCGAACCATTGGGGCCGGAATAAGATGCCGACCCCTACGATCTGGCAACTCGCGGAGGCGATGCAACCCCTCCTGAACGGTATATATAACGACGACCCCGGTGCGCTTCAGCAGGGGCTAATCATGATGGCCCGGGTGACGGGGGAAGATCCGCCGACTCCAGAGGAGTTGGACTTCCTGACAACCGAGGCACGCCAGGAGTACTGCGCGCTTATGCGGGCCATATTCGAACAATTCAGGGTGAGGTAGCGATGCAAATCGTAGAAGTGCCCATCGAGAAAATCGAGGTCGGCGAGCGGCGGCGGCAGGACTTCGGCGACATCGGCGCGCTGGCGAAAGGCATCCAGCGCGTGGGCCTGCTTGAGCCGATCATCGTGGACCGCAACGGCAACAAGGATCGCTATCGTCTCGTCGCCGGGGAGCGCCGCTTGCGTGCTGTGGGGATGCTCAAGTGGAAGACCATTCCAGCCAGCCTGCGTGAGCACCTCACCGATGAGCAACTGCGCGACATCGAAAGTGAGGAAAACGAAAACCGTAAATCGCTGACCGAGAGGGAGCGGGCGCGGACGTTTGCGGCGAGTAAAAAGCTGGTGGAGAACGCGAAGAAGGCCAAAGAGGTAATTGCGGACGAGGTCCGCAATTCAAGTAAGCCTGGGCCGAAGACCGAAGGGCCATCTCGCCGCGAAGTCGCTGCAGCGCTCGGCCTAGACGAAAAACTAATGCGCCGAGCAGAGCAGCACTTAGAGACGGCCAGCACGTTCCCCTGGATGCAGGGCAACAACTGGAAGCAATCGGACGTGCTGGCCGTGCGCGAACACCTGGAAGAAATGAAGCCGGAAGTCCGCGATGATACGGTCACCATTCTCGGGGCCGCGAAGCTTCTGGATCCGGCTTTAACCAAAAACCTGATGCGCAATATCCGTGCGATGCCGGGACCGGAGCGCAAGGAGGTCGTCGCTCTCAGCCAAAGTGAAGACCCGCGCAAGCAATCGCTGGCGTTAACCAAGGCAGCGCAGTTGCCGCCGATGCCGGATCCGCGCCTGACCTCTATCGACGCCGCGCTCGATTCGCTTCGGCGGGCCAGCAAGCCCTTCCCGAATGATCCGCTGACCCCGCGAATTAACGAGGTAATTTCCGAACTACGAAAGATTCACGCCGCCGTGAAAGAGGTCTCATACAGCGCGCGGCGTAAAGAAGGAGCAGTCCAATGAAGTATACGTTTGGGGATCGCAGCGACAGCGGGGCGCGTGCCGCACAGATCCGCGCGCTCTTCCACGGCGGCACGATTGCAGCGCACACAGAGATCTGTATTGATAACGGCCTTTGGACCGACAGCGAGCTTCGGGCCAAGGCGCAACGCGCGTGTAAGGAAGAAGTTCGCGCTGCTCTGAGCGCCGAGGTAGATGGTTTGCCGTGGGCCGGGGAGACGCCGATTAAGGAAGAGGGCGTGCCGGTCTGGCGGCAATTAGAGTTTTGGGATTACGAGACGTTCGCCTTCAATATTGGAAATCGGAAAGTCCAGACGGGTTCTGACGTAGCAGTCATCAATCGGATGGTTTCCGTTTGCTTCGAACGGTTCGGAAAATCTCCGCACCGAGTAGCCCTCGTAGAGGTCCCGGAAGAGTCGGAGCCATGAAGAACCCGGCAGAGCAGCGCGCCTTTTGGGAGGCCGCCGCCGTGACGGCGCTCGGGGCGATCCTGGCGACGGAGACGCAGGCCACGGTCGAGGAGAGCGCCGGGATGGCGGCCACGGCCGCAGACCATCTGCTCGCGGCCTGGGTGAAGAAGTTCGGCAAGGAGGGACAACCATGATCATTTCGATTCTTGCAGGGGCGGTCCTGTTCTGGCTGCTGTGGGATGTGGGCCGGGGCAGCCGAAGGCAACGGGAGCGCGAATCGCTGCGGCGGCACGTGGCCGGGTCGCTGCCGTGGTGGGGGCAACGATGAGCGAAGATCCTATGCGCGACCGCGAAGAGATCCAACGGGCGCACGACATTCTGGCCGCGCTGGTCCTGCAGCCCGAGATCGGGCCGCGTCTCGACCAGGAGGCCCGGCGCGTGCTCGTTATCAATCTCGACGTGTTGTGTTGGGTGCTGCGCCACGACCATAACGTGAGCTTCCCCGGCATGTTGGAAGTGATCGAGGCGCAGCTGGAGCTTCTCGGGATCCAAATCGGCCGGCACCCGGAGATGCAGTACCCAGGCAAGGGAGGGGGAAACAAATGATGGCTCAACCGATGGAAAACGCCCGCCCCGATTTTCTGGAGCGGCACTATAGCCTCATGGAACTTTCCGAGGCGTGGAACGTCTCCCCGGCAACGCTGCGCCGCTGGTTCAAACACGAGCCCGATGTAGTGAGGTTCGGCAAGGGGCGGCGGGGAAGCAAGCGGCCCTATTATTCCATGCGGGTTCCCGAATCCGTGGCGCTCCGGGTATACCGCCTCAACACGTACCAAAGCGCCCCCGGGCATGGACTGGAAGGATGTAAATAACTTATGTTAACCTCCTGGCATGACCAAAAAAGAGACGAACCCCGGGGGCCTTCCGTACGGCTGCGGGAGTCTACACAAACGCGGATTGAAGTGGTGGGCGATCTATGTCAACGCCGAGGGCATGAAGATTCAAGAGAGTTCGAAGACGGCGGATTTAGACGAGGCGCGGCGCTTCCTGGCCGGGCGGGCGCTGGAAGTGGCGCGCGCCCGGGTGGCCGTGCTGGAGCAGGCGTATGAAGCGGCGGGAGAAGGACGAGCAGCCCGAGGCGCGGATCGCGCTAGAGACGGTGCCCAACACGAAGCTGGCCGCAAACCTGTTCGCCACGATGCTGCGCAGCGTCGAAATGGCGCGCGAACGAAAGCAGCGGGAGGCAGGCGCTAATGGCCGCACCGAACCTGATCCAGCGGAGTGAACCGGCCATGAATGTGATCGAGATGCTGCGTGTCAGCAGCGACCGCCAAGACGTCGAGCGCCAGGAATACGACGTCAATGAGAATCGCGTGCAACACTCGCTCAACGTGCTGCGCACCATTCGGATCAAGATATCCGGCACGCTGGTTATGACGCACGACGAGGTACGCGCCATGATCGAATCGCTGCGCGACCCTGGCGTCCACGGTGTGTCGGTTTCAGCTATCGACCGGATCTTCCGCCCCAAGGACTTCAACCTAGAGATTCTGCAATTCCTCTTTCAGAATAAGAAGGCGATCATATCGTCGAAGGAAGGGATCGTAGAACCCTGGACGCCGCGCGGATGGGCCGTCTGTATGGGCGCGGCGCAAGCGGCGGGTACGTACCTGCTCGATCTGAAGCGCAATACGGGCGGCGGGCGCAGGAAGACGCAGGCTAAGGAGCGCATGTGTCAGACGACGCCGCCGTACGGCATGATCTATGTCTCAAAGTACGAGCGCGACGCCGATGGGCGCTGCCAGTATCTCAAGGAAGACGAGCGCCCGGTGCTCTACGCCAAGGGCGCGGCCCCGATTGAAGGGCTGACCAAGAAGGGCGTCGTGCAAATGATCTTCGCGTGGCGCGTCGAGCAGAAGCTGCGCGTCGGCCAGATCCAAATGAAGCTCAACCGTGCGGGCCTCCTCACGGACGGTAAGAAGAACCAATACGAACCCGGGCCATATGGCAGGGAGGCAGTGCGCCGACTGCTGCTCAATCGCAAGTACATGGGCGAGCACATCGAGGGCGGCGTCACGATGGCATGTCCTCAGTACGTGTCGCCCGAAACCTACGAAGCGGCGCAGGCGATCTTCAAGGGCGAGAAGGAACGCAGCAGCGGACGCCCGACCGTGAAGCACCTGCTCTGCGGCTGGACGCGCTGCGGGAAGTGCGGGAAGCCCTGCCAAGTGGGAACCAACGGCAAAGGTTACGCCTACTACCTTTGCTCGAACGTGAACCGCCGGATCTACGAGCGGCGCTGCATGGCGAAACGGGTACGCGTCGAGAAGCTGGAAGCCGTCGTGTGGCGCGAGATCTGGAAGCTGCTCACCGCGCCAGAGCTTCTGATCGAAAACGCCCGGGCGTATTATGATTCTTTGCCCACCAAGAAGACGACGGCCAAACTCGAAAAGGAACTCTCCACGATCCTGGCGCGCATGGAGCGTACTAAGCGCATGGTGCGCTCTGGCGCAGAGGACGAGGAGACGGGCACGAAGCTGATCCTGGAAGACAAGCAGGCGGCTGCGGCTATCGAAGCGGAGTTACGCGCCGCTGGCAGCGTCCTGCAGCTTCCCGCCGAGCACGTGGTACGCGCGGGCTGCGAGTTGATCGCCAGCGGGCCGGAACCCGAAACGTTCGCAGAGCGCCGCCCGGTCCTGGAAGCCCTGGTGGATTTGAAGTTGGTATACGACGACGCGGGCACGGTCGAGATCACCGGGAAGGTGCCCGTACCGGACGGAAAGGCGTCCGGTCGTGGGTCGCGGAACTGCAAGGGCGGTGTTACCGCCCCTTGCACTTCTACGCTCTACATCCCATTCATTCTAAATAGGCGGGTCGCATGACGGCCCTATACCGCCCCGTCCTGGGGCCGCCGGGGGCCGCCACGCCCCCGCCGGGGGCCTCCGGGGCCGCCAACACCCCCCGCCCCGCCCGACCGCCTATAAACGCCCCCGCCGCCCGGGGCAATAACCCAACCGCGCCGCCCCCACCGGGGCGGCTTTTTTGCTTAGGAGCTTCCCCCCTATATGATTGAAACGCTTCGCATTGACCTTCCCCACGGCCCGGGGTCCATGGCGCTTTACACGGCCTCCGCTGACCCCATTGTCACCATACGCTTCGACGGGCGGATCGACGTTAACCCGGCCTTCACCGTCGAGCAAGCCGCCCGCGCCTTTTGGGACGCGGTGATCCGCATGAACCCCTACACCGACCTCGGCATTCCGGTAAACACCCCGGAAGGTCAGATCAAGCTCGGGGCGCGGGACACCATCGCGGAGGAGGCGTTTGGGGAAGGGGGCGCGCACCGATGAAGACCCTCGAAACCCTGCGCCCGGAGTTAACCGCGGTGCCGGATCGAATCAAGGATTTACCTGCGCACCGGGGCTACCCGGTCCCCTGGTTCGTGGCATGGCCCGATGGCCCTGGCGGCGAACCGGAATTCCGCACCGCCGATGGACAGAAGTTCGAGCGGGCGATCCGGGAGCGCCGCTGTTGGGTCTGCGGGCAGCAGCTCGGGGGCAACCTCGCCTTTGTGCTCGGCCCCATGTGCGGGATTACCCGCACCACGAGCGAACCCCCCTGCCATCGGGACTGCGCCCTCTGGTCGATCCGAAATTGCCCGTTTCTCACCCGGATCGAAATGGAACGGCGGACAGCCAATCTCCCCGCCGGCACCATCGACGCGGCCGGGTGCCCCATCGACCGTAACCCAGGCGTGGCGCTGCTGTGGGTCACGAAGAGCTATGAGATCTTCCCCGACCAGAATAAGCGCCCGTTGATCAGCGTGGGCGACCCGGAGCAGGTCGTCTGCTACACCGAGGGCCGCCTTGCCACCCGGGCCGAGATCGACGCCTCGATTGCCGGGGGCCTGCCCCACCTGGAGAAGCTGGCCCGCGACGAAGGCGACGACGCGATCCGCGAACTGGAAGCGCAGATCCGAAGGTTCGAAATATGGCTGCCGATCTAACCTGCGCGAAGTGCGGCACCACGTACCGCACCCTGTTCTGCCCCGCGTGCCTCGAGCGGATCAGCCGCGAGGAGGCGCTGCGGGCGCAGCCGGAATACCTGGAGAAGGTCCGCGCCGGAACCTACGACCTGATCCTGGCGCGCTTCCAGAGCCATAAGCCGCACGTGCAGCTATTCGGCGATCCCAACCGGGCCTTCTGCGGGGTGTCCCTGACCAACTCCCCCCGCCGCACCCGCTGCGCGTGGTGGGAGTTCGTGTCTGACAGCGTTTGCTCTCAGTGCGCCCAGGCCATCGCGGGCATTCTCAAAATCCCCCTGGAGGCGCTGTAAATCGTGCCAGGCCCTCGCTTCAACCTGAACCCGCCGAAATTGCAACTTTCAGAGAACGACGTACGGAAGGGGTGCCTCGACCTCCTGCGGCTGCATCACTGGTGGCCCATTCGCCAACACGTTGGCGTGTTCAATCCGGTGGGCAGGCCATCGCAGGTTATCACCATCGGTGAGAAGGGCGACCCCGATTACATCGTGGTGAAGGCGCCCTCGTTTTTCCTGGAGACGAAGCGGCCCGGCGGCAAACTGAGCCCGGAGCAAATCACCAGGATTCGACTCCTGAAACAGTTCTACGGCCTCGACACGCTGGTCGTGGAGTCTGTGGACGAATTGATCGAGTGGCTGGAACGCCACGAGAGGGCTTGAGCTATGGCTGGCTCAGGCAACACGAGGCTGCAAAAAAAATGGGCGCGCTGTAGGTGTTCACCGGACAGCGCGCGCCAAGGAAAGGTTCTTAACGATGTATCTCCATCATCGTACACCGTTTTTCGCCGTTTTGTTTGACGGTTCGATCACAGTTCAGGGGGGCAGGTAACATGTCCACCCTCGCTTATGCGTTTGCCCCCACCCCCGTCGCCCTGCTCGGCCGCGACGATGTAAGCCGGACGGCGGTCGTGGTCTACGACGTGATCAGTACGTACCGGAACCGCCGCAACGGGGGATGCTTTCCGAAGCGCGAAACCCTGGCCGCCCGCGTCGGCGTGAGTGTACGAACCATAACCCGGGCGATCAGCCAACTCCGGTCGGCGGGCTTCCTGGCGATCAGGAAATTACCCCTCTCAAACGCTTACGAACTAACCACCCCGGACCAGTGGCAAGCCGGGGAGGTCGATGCGGAGCGCCGGGACAAAAATGGCCAGTCTGCCGGGACAAAAATGGCCAGTCTGCCGGGACAAAAATGTCCCGGCGATGCCGATCCCTCCTTATATGAACCAGATGTTTCTTATCCAGATGAGCGGCATGACGCCGCCGCCGGGGTGTCTTCCCACCCGGGCGGGGCGGCGGCGGCGGCCACCGTGGAGGCGTGTAACGAACCCGAACACCCCTCGACCCTGGCGGTCACCGAGGCCGAGAAGCTGGTAGTGGAACTGATGCCGAAGCATCCCGAACCCGGGAATTCCCCGGGGGCCGTCGCCGAGGCCGCGAAGATCCTCACCAAAGCCGAAGACCTTACGGCTACGCTGCAGACCATACGCGAAGCCCACGCTGCCTGCTGCCAGGAATGGGCCACCTATCCCGCCGGGCGATTCATCCCGCGGCTGCCGCGTTGGTTCCGCGACGGTGATTGGAAGCACATACGGCCCGGGCGTAAAGGCGTCCAGTCGGAGACATTACCGGAGCGCCGGGCGCGGGAGTTCCGGGAATGGGAAGAGCGCACCTACCGGATGTATGCCGAAAACGAGATGTGGGATGCGCTGCGGGAAAACGGGGGCGAGGAACTCGTAGAGGTGTGGCGTGAAAAAGTCAAAGCTGCTTGCTGACACCACCTATGACGGCGAGGTCGAGCGCTTAAGCGGCCTGCCGAAATTCCCGATGCTTCCGGCGGCGCAGAAGGAACTGCGGAATGCGCTGCGCCGGATCTCCGAAAGCGACGCCGATTTCATACACCGCCTGATCAGCGACGTGGTGGATACCCATTCCATCTGCCCCACGCCAGCCGAGTTGATTCAAATAGCCGGGGCGAAGCGCCACCGCAAGCAAACGAGCGTCGGCAGGCCGGATTGCCCGTACTGCGAAGGCTCGGGATTCGTGATCAGTTACCGCACCGTTGCCCCGGAAGGATTCGCTCCGTATGAAACGTCCTGCGCATCGGTCTGCACGTGTCGCGGGGGAAGGTGACGTGAGAAGCGTCCCGTTGGGGCTTAGACCACAATCAATGTTTCCTTTTACGGCATTTAGGGAGTAAGATATCCCTAAAAAACCGGGCCAAGGCTGATTAGAGGCGGAGGTCGGATTTCAAATTCGAAAGGGTTACAACGATGTGTGATGACGAAACGAAGAAATACGCCCTCATGGGCATGGCCGCAATGTTGCCGGGTATGGAGCTTGCGGTGGAAGTGCTACAGCGCCAGATCGCGGAAATGCGGGCGGCGCTGAATGGTCTGCAGGAGGCCGAGGCGCTGCCCACGGCGAAGCGCAAGGTAAACGACAACCGGGGCGGCTGGCCTGCAGATCCACAAGCCCGCAAAGAGGAAATGGCCCGCCGCCTCGCAGCGCGCAAAGCCAACAGCAAGGGCCACAAGCTCAGTGAGGCCGCGAAGGAGCGGTGGGCTGCCATGTCCACCCGGCAGCGTAAAGCACGGCTGGCCGCCATGGAGGCGGGCAAGCAGAAGAAGCTGAAGGAGGCTGCATAAGTCATGACCCGGTTATCGAATCGACAATTCCCGATGTTGAAGGCGTTTGCGGATCGCAGTTACATGAGCGTTGAGTCCGCGCAACTCTACGATCAGCGGGCCTTCCGTTCCATGTTGGTCCGTGGCTGGATTACTTACCACGCCAAGCGCGGCTTTCAGATTACCGAGTTGCGGCTGGTGATCGGGTCGGTCGCCCATCTCGAGCGGCGCTGCTGCTGCTACGTGCCTGGATCGACCGAGGACGACCCGCCGCACATGACGCCCCGGCAAGCGGCGCGCGCCGCGTTGGTGCTCTATAACGCGGTGCAGGCGAGGAACTGATGCCGCGCCTGATAGATGACATTCGCAACGCGGGCCGCCTGGGGATGCCCTGGTATGTCGCCGACGATCAGATCGCCAATTGGAAGCAGCATACCAACCGGGTGCTCGGGATCCTCCAGGATCCCACCATACCGGTGATCTGCATCGATAACGTGGCCGAGTACCTTTACGCCGGGACCGACCAGGAGGAGTGGAACCTCGACCGCGACTTCCCGAACCTCGCCCCGCCGTTTCCGATCTTCTGGTGTGAGCATCGCATGGTGCGTACGATTCGCTCGACGAAGGGTGATACCGATGTGACCAAGCTCCTGCCGCAAGGCGGCCGCGTGGGGCATCTGTTCATCGCGGCAGAGCGGGACCAGTGGAAGGGCGAGGGGATTCCTGACGAGGCGAAGTGGGTCTTCTGGTGCGAGATATTCGCCGACTACCACAAGCCGGAAGTAACCGCCGACGGATCTCACGGTTCCATCTTCATGTGCATCGACGCCGAGGGCCGCCTGATCGAGCGACCGTGGATGCAGAGTTACTCGGATCCGGTGCACAACGAGATGATCAAGAACGTCATGGCGTGGCTGAACCCGTCGCTGTTGGCGATCTCGTTCATGCACTGCAAGAACGTGACGATGGTCGATAACCCGGTGCCCCCGAAGCTGGCGCGGCGTTACCGGGAGCGCCACGAGGGCGCGCGCCTCACCCCGCATAAGACGTTAATCATTGAGCCACTGAAACAGATTCTCCGCCACCAGGGCCGTTCCCACGAGGTAGGGCTGGCGAAGGCGATGCATATCTGCCGGGGGCACTTCCGCGATTACCGCCAGGGCGCGGGCTTGTTCGGCAAATACAACCAACTGGTCTGGACCCCATCCGTCATTCGCGGCACGAAGGGGAAGGCCGCCCCGGCGCGCGAGATCGAGGTGAAGCTGTGAGAGCGCCGTCCTATGCGGAGGTCAAGGTGGGCTACGACGGAATCACCGCTGACGGCCCCGGCGCGGAGATCACCGAGCAGCTAAGTCTGCTTACCGTGAAAGACCCCCACATCGCGGATACGATCAGCCGCATGATCCGGGCAGCGCAGACGTTGGGCGTCCCATTGCGAGAGCTACTGTCCGGGGCGCTGATATATGGGCTGCACCTGGGCTTGCATATCGGCGAGGCGCGGGTGGGCAAGGGTGATGCCATTTACGCCTGGATCGGCGAGGACGAGTTTGGCAGCGGGAAGGTGGGCCTGAAGCAGGGGGTGGTGCCCGCCGGAACGATCCCGCTGGTGGCGATGGACTACCACCTGGATCGGCTGGCGAAGCTGCTGCCGCAGATGGAAGCCCAGGCGGCGGCCTACGGAAAGAAGATCCGGCTGGTGAAATTCGTTGCGACGGAGATCGCGGCGGAAACAAAGGCAGGGGAGTGAAAGGAGCAGGCGATGACAGTCGGAGAAATAGTAACGCTACTCGAAAAGATGCCACCGGACGAGGAGGTCTTCATTCGGTCGGTCGACGATGATGACAACCCGTTTTTCATGCTGGTAGACGGGGTGACCATCGACCCGGAAGGGATCATGATCCAGGGCGGCCCGGAGTTTGAATTCGAATGAGCGATAAACCTACCAATCAAGAGATGGAAGAATTCTGGCGCGGGCTGGCCGATGGCGCGCGCACCGATCTAATTCCGAAGATGAAGGCATCTGTCATGTGCCTTTCGATTCTGGACGGCACCGTCGACGTCAAGATCGGGCTGGAGATCGGCCTCGCGCTGCTGCTTGATAAGCCGCTGGTGATCGTTGCCGTGGGGAAGGGCGTAAAAGTCTCGCGCCGCTTGCGCCAGATCGCCGACCTCGTGGTGGAGGGGGAAACCTTCGACGAAGCCATGAAGGCGAAGACGGCCGCAGAGATTGAGAAACTGGTGCGCCGCCACCGGGAAGGATCGTTCCAATGAAACGCCCCTGCAAATGCTCCCACCTGGAAGATTCACATATCGCCGGGCAACGCTGCCGCTATTGCCACTGTGACAACTTCAGGGACGCCACCACGGCGCACACCGCCGGGCTGCGCGACCTCGCGGTCCACGCCCTGGTGATCGCCAAGAAGGAGCTAACTGCCACCGGGCGCATCACGCCCTTCTTCGTGTTCCGCGATCCCGAGGGCGGCCTGAAGCCCTTCATCATTCCCGGCGAGGCTGCGGAGATCATGAACAGCGGCGAGGCTAAGGACCGCCTCTTCGGCGCGGTGCGTCACATCGTGCAGGAACTCAAGATCGAAGCGGTGATGTTTGTCAGCGATTGCTGGATCGGTAGAAACACCGAGAAGGCGCTCTCGATGCCGCCCGAGGAATTCCTGGCGCTGACCCGGGAGCGCGCCTTCCAGACCGCCGTTGACCAGGGCTTGGTGACGCGCGCCGAGGCGCTCACGATCAGCGTGCAAACGCCGACCCGCTGCATGATGCTGAACCAACTGTACGAGCGCGACGAGCAGCAGCGTAAGATCGTCTACCGCGAGGTCAGCGTGATGGAAATGGACGTGGATGAATTCTCGGGCCGCCAGAAAATGTACGGCGATCTGCGTCAGGAGAATCTCGGCTGATGACGGCCCAGGAATTATTCGGCTGGCTTTCGGGCCGGATCTGCGCTGCTATCGAGGCGGAATTCGGTCGCTACGATTGCTGTATTCTCAGTACCCGGCTGGCGATTGAAGTGGCCGCCCATTTTGGGATCCATGTTCGCCCGATGCCCGTCAGCGTGGTGCTGCTCAACGCGGCCTTCGCCAAGCATATCGATGAAGGCGATTACGACGTGCGCAAGTGGGCCGAGGTCGATGGGTCGCACTCGGTCGGGATCGGCCTCGGCTTCCACGAGGGCCAGGACCGCTACAACCTCTGGAATGGACACCTGATCGCTGCGGCGCCTGATTGCTTCGGCGACTTCAGCATCCAGCAGGCCGAGCGCCGCGAGAAGGGGATCGTCACCGGGCCTTCGGTCATCGCCCCGCTCACCGGGGCAAGCTCCTGGCGGGTGATCGAACCCGCAAGCGGGACTGAGATTCAATACCACCGCACCCGCGACACCCGCTATCGCCTGTCGCCCGATTGGCGGGACAACAAGCGCCGCCGGAAGCTGGCCGGGCCGCTGATCCGCGCGGCGGCGGCAGAACTACGGAGGTGCGATGCCGTTTCTGGATGACGCCCACGTCGCGGAGTTGCTCAAGCTGGCGACCCTGCACCGGGCGTGCGGGGAGTGCGGCCAGTTTGCGGCTTACGATTACTGCCGCTCGTGTGACGAGTTCTATTGGGTGCACCAGCCGGGCTGCCGGATGCATGAGCCCAAGCATTCCGGGCACCGACTTACCATCGTGCCCTTCGTGGAGGTTCGATGACAATTCTTGAAACCATTCTGGACGCCCTGGCGGAGATCACGCCGGAACAGATCGAGCGGGCCGCGCTGCGGCTGCACCCGCCCACTGAAGGCGAGGTAGTCTGTTGCCCCGTTGAATCGGCCTACGCTAAGGCGCTTTGGGCGCTGGCCGATGAGTACGATCGCCAGGACAATTTAGCCGCGCACGCCAGCAAGTTCGATGCGAAGACCGCCGCCGAGCGCGATACCTTGACGGGCGTCGCCAGCAGGGCGTCCACGCTGGAACACATCGCGCGCCAATTGGCCTGGGCCGAGATCATGCAGGAGGCCGCGATCCCGGATTGGAATACTCACCTCTCCATGCGCGCCAACTATACCCTGGTGAGGTCTGCGCCCGGGGCCGAAATAAATATCTCGGCGCTGCCTATTCCGATGGATCTCTTAAACGCGATTATTCAACGGCGGCGCGGCGGCGGCGAGGGCGACCCGCCGAAGGGTAAGCCGCAATGAAGAACTACGTCCTCATCGGACAGACCCCGGTGGAAGAGTCAGACATCCTCGTGTGGGCTGAATGGTTCGGGTCGGCGGATCGCATCGTGCGACAGACCGAAATCCTCGGCGCGTCGGTGTCCACCGTGTTTCTCGGGCTGGATCATCAGTGGGGCGACGGCCCGCCGCTGCTCTTCGAGACGATGGTCTTTTGGCCGGGTGAAGGCGGTTACGAGCAGGAACGCTGCTCAACGTGGCTTGAGGCGCAGCGTCAGCACGCAGCCATGTGCACCGAGGCCGCGCGCCCGGCGGCGGTTCTCGGCTACATCCGGCGCTGCGCCTCTGACTGGTGGAGTAAGGCGATGGATGATTTGCGAGAGCGTTGGAGGCAACTGTGAATCTCTCCGACGCAGTTAGGGCTTTGCGCTCGACGTGCGGGCAGACGCAGCAGGCGTTCTCGAACCACCTGGGTACATCTTTAGTCACTGTAGCCCGGTGGGAAGGCGGCAGCAGGAGCCCGTCTCCACGATTCCTCTCGCGCTTATGGAACATAGCGGTACAGAATGAGTGGCCGGAGTTGGCGAGGCCGTTTGCAGATGGCTACCTAGAGCAAATGGGCCGCCGATTAATTGGCGATGAGGTTTTGGCGGCTGTCACGGAGATTGAACGACTGGCCGAGCTTATGTGTGCCACCGACGACGAAGCCGCCAAGGACAGCGCAAGACGGATTATTGCGATCTGCAAACAACTTGAGGAGCGTACATGAAGATCGACGTCGGCGGCGGCGCGTACATTGAACCCGATGAAGGAGGCCGCGATACCCGCTTCCACATGCGCATCATGACGACGCAGCGGATCCCTAATACCAGGGTCGGCCACTATGCCGACTTATGCTGCGGGCACCGCGTCATGATGTTCGGCGACCTGACGCTGGCCAATGGGAGGGCGCTGTGTACGCAGTGCCGCGATGCGGCGGAAGGAAAACGATGAAGCCCCCGCAACCCCGGTTCCTCGCCTGCGCGCCCGCCGAGGCCGCCGAGCGCATGGTGGCGGGTTCCACCTTCGACCGCTCCTGCGCGCAATGCCGGGCCAGGGTAATGATCGCGCCCTCGGGCCGGGCGGCCCTGGCGCGCACGCCAGAAACCGTCGTGATTTGCTATGACTGCGCCATCGCGCAGATGGCGGCCACTGGCCAGGGCACTATCGAGCTTGCCGCCCCTGCCGCCGAGATCGCCCGCGAGATCCGCACCACGCAACCCAACACCTGGAGGAAGCGCAATTGATTGGATCATCTGAGATCGGACGTGAATTGAAGGTTAGCGATCTGAAGCCAAAGACCGTCGTGTGGCTGGCAAAAGATGGCCGCGACCTGATGGCTACGATGTGGGTGGTCGACGTCGGCGACGTCTATGTCCACTTCTACGCGGGGGCGACGGGCATAAACTTCTATGCCAAGCGGGGCGGGCCGGATCTGGAGAGCGTTACCGACGATACCCATCTTCCAATGCGCATCTACGAATACCTGGGGAAGCCTTGAGGCCGCCGGGCTACTGGATGCAGGAAGTCGGGGGCGAACTGATCCCGGCGGTGAAGCGTTACCTTGAAGGCACCGACCCGCTCTCCGTGCGCGACGTGGCGCTGATCCGCGCTTACCTCGTGCAGTGGATCGACTCCCCGGTGTGGGATCTGAACCCGTACGGAAACGATTCACTCAGCGAGGAGTTGAAGGAACTGCGGCGCGCCGCTCCCGAACTCCGCAACCGCCGCCAGATCGAGCATTGGGTCGAGGTGGCTGCCGATTGGGGAATGGACCCGTTATGAAAACCGGAGACAACGTACGTGTATTCCCCCACGGTGACGCAGGGAAGGCCGCCATTGCGACGGTCGCCCTCCTGGCGGCCAACGGGCGCGCCATTGCGGTCGGCTTCGACAGCCGCCCCCCGTTCGCCATTGGTGCCCCGGGGACCATGGCGATCCACCCCGAGTTCGGCATCATGCTTATGGCCTCGCGCGAGGAGTTGAATGGCGCGCCGTGGGGTCCGTGGATCGACGTTCGTCGGCGGCGGGCATTTTGAGATCGAGGAGGTCAACGATGACAACTGACGAGAAGCCCCGGTACTGCGTGCCGCTGCTTTCGGTGGAACTTCTGGAGGCCCGGCCCAATCCGCTTTTCTCCGATGACCAGCGGGCGCTGGTCCGGTTCATGCGCTATCACGAGCTTGGCAAGCCCCTGAAGGTGGCCTGCGCCCATTGCGGGAAGCGGAAGACGATCCTCTGGACCCAACTCTGCTCGTTTCGCATCGCTGAACCCTTTGCAATGATCCTCAAGAAGGGCGAGACGGTGTACCCGCCGCTAACCCCGGTCTGTCAGACCCACATCATGGCCCCGGAGATGGCAGAGGTCGATGAAGCGGGCAACCGGGTGACAGCGCCCGAGGCGGTGCAACCATGATCCGCGTGGCCATTCGTGGATTCGCGATGGGCGCGCTGGTATTCGAAGACAGGGTCGAGTTGGACGAGAACGACCTGGACCAGCTGCTGCCCGGGCTGGCCAAGAAGCACGGGAACGCCATGGCCGTGCATCATCTGCACATGATCGAGATCGAATTCCTGGACGAGCCCGATCCGTTGGCGCGCTTCTTTCGCATCGGGACCGACCCGTCCGGTATGGTCATGCCGCTGCGATTGGACCTTGGCGACTGAGCTATCGCCAGGACACAGCAGGATTGCTGCTCTTGACCCCGCTATCGGTGTTCACGAGATTGACTTTGCACCATGCATCGCCGATCCCCCAACTCACGGTATAGGTGTCGCCTTGCTTCGCCACGGTCGCCAGCTTCTCTGCGGTGGGCCGCCTCCCATCGCCTTTCAACCCCGGCATATGCTCTTGAACCAGCAGGCCGCTGCACACCTCAATGGCGATCTGTCGCTTCGCCTCCTCTGGATCGGGGCGAGTGAGGCCAGCCTGTATTTGAGTCGCAATCCACACCAGCACCAGGATCCCGACGAAACACACCACGAGGATCGCGCAGCCCCCGCCCGTTGATACCCTTCCCGTCTTATTCGTCATCGTTTTGTCCTCTCTACCCGGCCCGCTGGAATCGCACGTTGGCTGCTTCCATCCACTCGCGGAAGCGCCGGGGAGTCTTCACCTTGATTCGCCTTCCACTAATCAGATTGCGGCAGAGCATGGCCTCGCCCTCGTCCGTCAGGAACTCCTCGACCAGCACCGGGACCAGCTTCTCGTTGAGCTTCACGGTGAAGCGCGCGCCCACGTGCAGCAACGTCGCGCGGCGGCAGCCGGGTTCGTGCAGCCGCATCTCCGTTTTGTTGAGCTTCGCCCCGCAGAGCTTGCACTTGAACATGATCGGCGGGCGGCCCCCGCCGTGTAGCTTCGTTTTTGATTTTCGGACTTGCATGTTTTTCCTATTCTATTAGGAATCGGCGGGCGCAAGAGAGGCGATCTGCCAAAAGGCGAGGGGTGGTGTCCGAGTACGGGCGATGTTCCCCTCGCCGCTCACGCCCTGCGCACCGCCGCAGCCCGCTCCTGGTGCGATTCGCATCGCCGGGCCTGGGCCGAGGAGAAATCGAACTGCCGAGCGTCCCAGGTGGCTGTGGCAGGCGCAAGATGCACCGCGCGATGTGCCCCGCCTGGGCCGCCCACATATCAAAAAGGTCCCTTGCGATTTATACGAGCATCGAGCTACCTTGGTCTTGGTTACAACGTAGCCGATTGAAACGAAAGGACTTACAACGATGTACTTGATTGTGATTGAAGCCGAGAGCGATCTAGGCGGGGTGACTCCCGAGACCTATTTCTACCAGCCCTATAGGCTGGCCAGTACCGTGGACGAAGCCAAGGAATTGATGCGCGACTACATGCGCCTTGGACCAGACAGTGGCGCGCTGGTGCCGCAGTACTTTGCACTGTATAAAGAGCGCGACGGCGAGTTCGGATCGCCGGAATATTACGATCCCTGCACGCCCGATCTGGACTGCAGCGCTGCCTCCGATTGGCTGGCGCAGACGGGGCGGTGCTAATCATGAAGCGCGCTTATAACTTTGGCACGGTCAGCCACGCCACGATGCGGGCCGAGGATTTGATTCCCGCCTTCCTCGCCGAACTGCGGTCGGGACCGTTGAAGCGGGAGCATCGCAAGACGTGTACCGAGATTGCGAATCGCCTGGGCAAGCGGAAGTATTGGGATTCGGGCGATGTCGAGTGGGATCTGGAAGCGCTATTCGATCTGCTCGATGTGTACGCCGCCCCGTACTTCTATTTCGGGGCGCATCCCGGCGACGGCAGCGATTACGGCTACTGGCTGGTCGAAGACTTCCATCAGGAGTTTGACGGATTGAAGGTTTCCGACCTCAGCGAGATCCCGAGCGATTATTACGGCTACGTGTTGGTCGTCAACGACCACGGCAACATGACGCTGTACATCCGCCAGCGCCGCCGTGGCCTGCGCGAAGTGTGGGGGCTGGTGTAATCCATGGACCCCAACAACAATCTCCAGGAACAGCGGAGGATCGCGAAAGCGATCCTCGCCAATCCCGATGAACAGACTTACGGCGCTGTGCGGCTGGCCGAACTGGTCGAAGCGCTTGATGAATGGATTAGCCGAGGCGGCTTCCGCCCGACCTCATGGAAAGGAACCAACTAAATGAATCGAATCCTGGTGTACAGAAAAACGGGGCGGCCCGTCAAGCGCGGCGATGTAGTGACGCTGTCGCGCGGCGAATCGGCCACGGTCGAGGAATGGCAGCTGCCCCACACGCCCCAATCAACGGGCCGCGTGGTGCTTCGAATCGGAACGGAATTGCAGCACCCGTATTACCCATCGGTGATCGACGCCGAATGGCGCGATGCAATTGGCGGGTATACGCCGCCCCAGGCCAATCGAATCGTGGAAGTGAAGCTAACGCTCGATGACGTGGGCGATTGGCTGGTGGAAGTGACGAAGACATTCGCCCCCGAGCATGGGGGCGGATCGCAGGTGTTTTCTGAATTCGCCGGGCCGGATGTTCATCGCGCTCTCGATGTGGCCCGGTCGATGGTGACTCTCACCCCGGGGCAGCGGACCAATTACCCGAAGGGAGATTCAACATGCAGCTAATCATCACGACCGAAGGATTCATTAACGTCGAGCAGGTGTGCGAATTCCGCCTCCGCTATACCGACGTCACCACGACCGACGAGGTCAACGCCATCGATCTGGTGATGGCCAATGGCCGATCCCACATGGTACAGGCCACCGACCCGGGCTTCGGCGATTTGGTGGACATGATCGAGGAAGAAGGATTCGTCCTCTCCGTGCCGGGAGGATCCCGCCATGTATAACGCAGGCACCAAGGTTCGCATCACCGGGTGGCGATCCTTCACGGGTACGATCCTGGCCGCCAACGAGGTCGCGTTGACGATTCAAGAAGCGCCGGGCTTCGTGGCGATCATACGCCGCGACCCGGCGAGTACAGCGCCGCTGCAATGGCGCTGCGCGGGGCGGCCCGTTGAGGTGTGCGTCATGCCGGATGCAACTTTCCGCAAGCGCCTGGACGATCTCATGAAACGGAGCCCACGATGACACCAACCAAGAAGCGCATCGCCGAGCTTAACGATCTGGCCCGTACCGCGATGGGGGTGGCGGGCAGGCTGGTGCAGACCGCCGGGGTCAACGCGCTGCCGTGGCAGACGCAATCACGGATTCGTGAACTGGTGGAGACGTTCAACGATTTCCATCCCGGTAACGACCCGTACGGCGAACGCGATTTCGGATCGTTCGAACACGGCGGCCACGCCGTCATGTGGAAGATCGATTACTACGACCGCGCGATGGAGTACGGCAGCGAAGACCCGAGCGACCCGGGCCAAACGACCCGCGTGCTCACGATCATGCTGCGGGAGGAATACTGATGGCCGCGCTTGACGATCTTCGTACGAATCTGGATCTCATGGTGCGGATGCGAAACAACATGGCACCGACCGATTGGCAGCGCAACCTGATTTACAAAGGCAACGAGGATCTGGTGTTGCGCCATGGCACGGTATACACGCGGGCCAAGCGCAAGCCCCCCCCGGTGTGCCCAATCCCGAAGGCGTGCTTCCACCAATCCTATCGGCTGGCCACCCGCAAGGGATCGAAGTGGATCTACGTGGAAGGATTCGCTACCTCGCCCGATGCGCTCGGCCTGCCCGTACTACACGCTTGGTTGACATTGCCTGCCCACCCCGGCGAGGCGTTCGATGTGGCGTGGACCCACCGCGATGCGGTCTACATTGGGATTCCGTTCCAGGCCGCCTTCGTCAAATCCAGCCTGCGCGCGAACGGCGAGTACAGCGTGCTCGATGCATGGCCGCAGCACTACCCGCTTCTCACCGGGAAGATCGCCCTGGCCGATGTGATATGGAAGGGAGGTGATGCGACTATCGGCTAACCCGATTCGTTTTGTCCTTTCGTTTGCCCCCGGGGTCGTTCCCCGGGGGCTTTTCTGATTTATGATGGTTGCATTCTCAAATCTACAAAAAGGGAGGGGTGGTATCCGAGTACGGGCCATCGTGTACGCGCGTCGCCCCCTGATGCACCGATGGGATGGGCATCGGTCGATTGCACCCCCCCCTGGGCCGACCCCGGGCGACCCGGTGGCAGCCACATCGCACCACGGCCACCCCGCTTCGATGTGCAGCGCCGCGATTGGAAAATGGCGATTTGAAAAAAAGAGCTTGCATGTTTTTGGCGTTTGAAGCGATCCTACGTTCACCGCCACCCCGGCGGAAAACGAAAAGGAAAAAACGAAAATGAAAAACGAAAAAAAGAGCATCGCCAAGAAGACGGCCAAGGCCACCCCGGCACCCAAGGCCACCCCGAAAAAGACCGCCACCCCGGCACCCACGGCCAAGGCCAAGAAGACGGCCAAGGCCACCCCGGCACCCAAGGCCACCCCGAAAAAGACCGCCACCCCGGCACCCACCACCCCGACGCCCCGTACCACGAAGAAAGGCGAGGCGATTGAATTATTGAAAAAGGGGATTAGCCTGGACGCCCTAATGACGCGATTCGGGTGGCAGCGCCATACGGTACGGGGATTCATGAGCATCCTCGGCAAGACCCACCAGATCGAATCGACCTCGGTGGAAGGCGTCCGCACATACCGCATCGCCTAACACCCACCCCGCACTACCACCCACCCATGGCCACCCCTTAGCGGGGTGGCCATTTTAGCTTCCAGGCCACCCCGCACCCACGCCCCGCCCCGCCACGCCCCCACCACGCCCCGGGCCGCCCCCGGTGGCACCACGCCCCCACCACGCCCCCGGGCCGCCCCCGGTGGCACCACGCCCCCACCACGCCCCCGGGCC